GTAGTCGCTCGACATCCGCGCGACCACGCCACCGCGGCGGCCGATCTTGATGGCCGGCCGGTAGACGTGGAACAGCGACGTCAGCGCGCCGCCGTTGCCCTCGAGGCCCGACGCATCCGCCGCCTCCGACACTTCATCGGACACGACCAGCGGACGCCCCCACAGGCTCGCCAGCGTGCCGGTCGCCACCGTTCCGGGTCCGCCCATGACCTCGTACGTCTGAACCAGGCGCTCGCCGGTCTTGGTCTTGAGCAGCAGGGCCCACGTCATTCCCATGTTGCTCGTGAGCCAGAGCGAGTCCTTGATCTTGTGGGCGTAGCGACCCTGCGAACCGAAGATCAGGGCCGAGTTGTCGCCCGTCAGCGCGGGCGCCAGGTTGACCGGCGCCACGATGCCGGCCGTCACCATCGCGGCATGCCAGTAGCGGATGCCGTCGCCGCAGTTGCGGATGTCGTTGGTCGCGAACGCCGCACCGCCGTCGATCTGCGCCGTCGACTGACCATTGACGAGCCAGCGCTCGTCGCCACGGTTCAGCGAGTAGGCGCCCTCGCGCATGATGAAGTCGCCGCCGTTGACGACCGCGTCCTCCTCCCAGAACGGGGTCGCCACGACCGCCGTGCCGTAGCCGACTGCCGAGAACTGGAACCGCTTCGTGGTCCAGTTCTGCGGGGTCAGCGTCGCGTCGGTCGTGTTGCCGGCGTCCGCCGTGTTCTCCGGCAGCTTGTTCGGGTAGAGCTGCGATCCGAGCACGCCCATCGTGTAGGTCGGGTTCGGCATCGGCACTTCCTCGAAGTAGCCGAGGAGCACGCGCTCCGTCTCGACGTAGTCGAGAATGCGGCTGGACATCGCATCGGACGGCACCCAGAAGCCACCCGTCGAGGTCACGCCGTCCGACATCGCGAGCTGCACGGCCGGCTGGATGCGCGCGGCCAGCTTCTCGAACTCGTCGGCACCCTTGAGCGTCTTCCACGCCCCGGACGCCACCATCGCCGGCCACGAGTTGCCGATCTTGGCGAGCTGGAGCGCCAGCACGTCCGACACCTCGCGGAACCGCTTTAGCAGGCGCTTGGTCGAGGCGTCGTCGATGCCGAGCGATGCGTCCGAACGGCACACGACGTTGTACTGACCGACGTCCATCTTCGACAGCGAGTGCGCCACCGGATCGTTCTGCGGGTTGTCACCGGGGGCGAGCGTCGACTCCCAGCGCGTGACGCCAGAGAGGTCGAGCTTGTCCTTGTCGTGCGGAGCGTCGGGGACGTTGCGGAGCGCCTTCTTGTAGTCGGAGAGCGTCTCCTTGTAACCGTCCATCGTGTCCGACACGTCCTTGTGCATCTTCTCGACGACCGACAGCTTCTCGCCGAGCGTCCGGTTCTCGAGGCGCAGCGACTGCGCTTCGCCCTGGATCGCGGAGAGGAACTCGGCGGCGATCTCGTTCGCCTCCGTCTCGCTCTTCGCCCCGGCGAGCTGCGCCTTGATGTCCTTGTTGAGATCCACCTTGCTCATCCCCCACCCCTCCCAGGTTCGCCGGCCCCTGCCGGCCCCTTATTGCTGCACCCATTTGCCCGACTGAGGTGCGGGCGAACCAGACAGTTACGACGCCTGTTTGAATCCTCCGCGGATGCGCGCGAGCGATCCGGCGATCCACTGCCGACGCTCGGCCTCGCGCTTCTTCTCCTGCTCGGCCATGCGCGCGAACAGCCCGCGCGGGGCGCGCGCGAGTACCCGAGCCTCGACCTCATCCGGATCGAGCGCCCCGTCGTGCTGCTCGGAGGCCGCGATCTTGAAATAGCGGGTTCCGCTGATCGCTCCCGACATCACGGCCGAGAACTCTTCGACCTCGGAGATTCCGTCATAGACGTATACACACTTGCCGCCGTCCTGCCCGTAGTCCATGCCGGCGACGTGCTCGCAGTCGCCAGCCTGCTCGCCACAGATCGAACAGGCGAACGAATCGCAGTACATGCCGATCGAGGCTTCCGTGACCTGGCCGCCCGAGATGGCCGCCGAGAGGCCGCGCCCGTTGACGAACGGCTGCTCGTTGAGGACGTAGAGGAGCGGGCCCGCCCACTTGGCTCCGTTCGCGTCGAGCGACGAAAGCCCGCGGAACGCGGTCCCCACCGGCAGCACGCGCGGGTCGCCGGGATAGACGGCGTGATTCACCATGTAGGGCGTGCCGGGCATCATGCGGGCGATCGAGTCGACCGCATCGGTCGCGATCGCGCGCCGTCCGTCCTTGAACGGCATGTCATTGACGAGCCACAGGCCGAACACAGACAGGTCATCGGCCGTGAGCGTGGAGAGCACGCCCGGCAGGGCGTTGATCTCAGCCAGGCACTCGTCCATCGAGGGCATCTGCGGGCCGGCCGGCGCCTCGGGGGCTGGCGCCGTACCGGCGAGCCGCACGCCGGGAATCGTGAACGTCTCGCGCACTCGATAGACCCTGCTCATCCCGTTGCCTTCTTTCGCTTCTGAGATCCCACCGCATGGCGCGTCAGCCGCGTCGCCTGCGCCTCAGTCGATGCGCTGCTCGCGCGCACGCGCACCCCGCGCCCGATCTCGGGCTTCAACGCCCCGCACCAGAAACACACGTCCGAGACGCCGCACACTTCCTCGACGTTGTGCGCCGCGCATGTCTCGCAGCGCCAGAATCGTTCCCGCAGGCCTTCGCGGCCGGTGAAGGGCCGGTCCATCTCGGGGCGCTTCATCGGCGCCCTACCAGGATTCGGGCGATCCGGTTGGTGGGCGCTGCGCCGGAATCGTCGGCGGACTGTGAGAGCGCCTTCCGGAGCCGGATCGCCTCAATCCGATTGGCGAGCAATGCCTGATTGACCACCGGGGCGGTGGTGCATACGCAGTTGCACGTCTCGCCCGGAGGTGCGCCCGGATCGCCGGGGAACTGCATCTCCGTGCCGCCGACGTCGAACGTGTCTCCGATCGCGCGCACCTGGCCGTCGAGCCCCTGGCCGCCGTCCGAAGCGCCATAGATGCCGTTCGGATCCTCGGAATGCCGCCCACCCAGGCCGCTGCGGCTCGTGAGCCATTCCATTTGATCGACGACACCCGACTGCTGATAGGCTTCCTGCGCTGCAAAGTTGTAGGCCGACAGGCTCTCGGTGCGGGCGATCGTGAGCGCCTGGTTGCGGCGCGCGTCGAAGGTGTCGTGAACGGCCGCGATCATCTGCTCGAGCGAGCCGCCCGCCTCGACCGCTGCGGCGAGATTCTTCTGCAACATCTCGCGCGTCGTCTGGTCGGGGATCGAAAGCGCACGCGCCGCCTGATCGGTCAGGAACCGCGACGCGCGGGCGTTGGTGGCCTCGAACTCGACCTCAAGCGCCACCTTGCGCGCCCCGTTCTTGGCCGCGGCAACGCCGCTGCGCTTCACCCACGCCTTGACCTCGCGCAGCGCGTAGGCCCGCTGGCCCGCCAGCCGCTCGACGCACAGCGCGAGCAGGCCGTCCGACATGGCGGCGAGTCCCTTCGCCGACTTCTTCCTGCGCCCGAGTTGCTCGGCATTCCGCGTGACGAGTGAGAGCCGCGACGAGTTCTTGGTCGGCGGCTTGACGTCGGGCGCATTGGGGATCGCTCCAGAATCCGCCCCCACGGCGGGGAATGTCGGCTTGGGAGCGTCGTAGAGCTGGTCATCTTCCGGCCGCTGGGTCGTCTCGCGGCCCATCTCCTCGCGTGCTTCGTTGCGGGTGATGATCGCGACCCCACCGGCCAGGATCGACAGCGACTTCGCCTGGTTGAGCCGCGCATCGGCGATCGCCAGCACGTGGTCGTAAGACAGCTCGACCTCGAGCTGCTTGCCGAACAGCGGCGCGAGGCGCTCGGTCAGGATGTCGTCGATCCACTCGGCCATCGGCACCACGCCCGACAGCCAGTAGTTCGACAGATCGGTTGAGGCGCCCGCATCCGAGAGGCCGCCGCCCTTCTTGATCCCCATCATCACGGGCGGAATGCCGAGCGCGCGGATGATCTTCGCCTCGATGATCGCGAGCTGCTCCTCGAGCTTCATCTCGTTGAGCGTCATGCCCGCGGCCAGGAACTTGAGGCCCTGGACGATGACCGGCATCCAGCGCCCGGCCTTGGGCCCATGGAGTCGCGCGATTGATTCCTGCAGCTCGCGGATCTTCGCCGGGCTCATGGCCGGGCCCACCGGCAATCCGTCCTTGCCGCCCAGGTCGGTCGTCCACACGCCCGGCAGCACCGCGCCGTTCTTGAAGAAATCACGCTGCCACTGGAGCGCGTAGTACTCGCCGAGGTACGCCTCGCGCACCGCGGTCAGCGGCGAGAGCCCGACCGGCTCATCCTTGGGGTTGTAGCGCGGGAACTGGATCACGTTGCGAACGTCGACCGGCTCCCACGCCGAGAGGCCCGCCCGGCGATGCATGAAGCCGCGCATGGTGCGGTTCTCGCCTGGCACCGGACGCATGTCCTGCCCCGGCAGGCTCCGATATTCGACCGGAGACTTTCCGCTGCCGAAGAACTGGAGGAACCAGTAGGCGTTGCCGTTCAGGAGCAGCGATCCGACCGTGTCGGCGAGCTCCTGGCGGCCCGTCCGTTCCTCGTTCGCGTAGCACAGCAGGTCGAGCAGGTTGCCGCCCTCGTCGACCCGCTTGAACGTGCGCTCCAGCTTCCGCCGCGACTTGCCGGTCCCCTGCCACACGATCCACTTGCCCTGGCCGATGTCGCGCTGGAGCTGCTCGACGCCCGCGGCCACGGTGGGCGTCTTGAGGAACGCCTCGAGCGGGTCGAGATCGTTCTGCGCGAGGTAGAACATCTGATTCATCCACTGCGCCGGCCAGTCGGGCATGTCCCGCGATGCCTTGCCGACCACCGGCCAGCCCATGACCGTCAACGCCGCGCGCACGCGATCGCCGAACGACAGGTCTGACAGCATCTCCACGCGCGGGGAGGTGTCGCCCTCGTTCTTCCCGACCAGCACCAGCGAGCGCCCCTTCATGCCGCCCACACCTCCGCGCGGCTGAAATGCCCACGGCAGACGTAGCCGAAGCAGTCGAGCCCGTGGTTATCGCGGTCGACCGGCTGGTCGGTGCGCTTGTCACTCGCCTCGCTCGAGGCCGGACGCGCGCCCGGCCAGCGGTAGCGGCCGAACTCGCGCAGGACCGAGGTCGGCATCTTGTCGGCGGCCAGCCCCTGATCCTCGTAGACGAGCATGTCGCGCACGAAGTAGACGCGCCGCTCGTTCAGGGCCGCCGATGCGGCGAGCAGCATGGCCGTGATGTCCTTCATGGCCGGCGCGGTCCAGACGCCCGCCTTCGCGAGCTCGCTGCGCCATCCCAGCTCGTGATCGCTCCAACTCTCGGTCAGCGAGAACTCGGACAGCGCCGGCCACAGGGCGCGCGCCTCGTCCTCATCGGCGAGGCAGTCGCGCATCGCGCGCAACTCCTTCGCCTCCTCGGCGAGCACCGTTGCCGCCCAATCACTCGGCGCCCGGCCCCGGCCGTAGAGCTCGCGATAACAGACGATCACCCCGTCCGGGCGCTCGGCGTACCACTGGCAGACGAACGGATGGTTGACGCCGAAGTCGAAGCCGCGGATGCGCGGCCAACTCGGCGGCGGGAAACCGCCCCAGCGCTTCCAGTCGTCGGGGCGGTCGATGATGTGGACCGCAGGGTCGAACGTGCGGCCATAGACCAGCCCCTCGCCGCGCACCCACCGGCCGAGCACCAGACGCTCGTATTCGACCGTGCCCTTCAGGCTCGCGCGGCGGCGCCGATAGTCGTCGGTCAGGTTCTCTTCGTTGTCGTCGGGCTGGGAAAGGATGACCTCGTAGGTCGCCCCCGTTTCGGGCATCACGTCCTGCCGCATGCCCTTCTCTTCGACCTGGTAATCCGCGTTGATCCAGTGCTCGGGGTCGTCGGCGTTGCAGATCAGGACCAACTGCCGCGGGTTCATGCCGAGCCGCTTCGCGAGGGCCTCGAGGTAGGGCTCGGTGAAGTTCAGGCGCGTGCCGGCGAACACCATGTGCGAGCGCTCGAACTGCTCGGCCTGGTCCCAGATCATCAGGCCCCATTCGGTCGACAGGTTGCGGCCCGGATCCTTCCAGCCGAAGGCGCCGATATAACTCTGACGCGTCAGCCCGTCCGGACATGTGACGGGCGGGAAATAGAACCGGCTTTCGCCGTCCTTCCAGCACTGCCGCCACACGTCAACGCCGACGATCTTGCGGAACGTCTCGAGCGTCGAGCCGTCCATGCTCACGCGCTCATACCGGCACAGCGCAATCGGCAGCCCCGGAAGCTGGCTGCCGTAGATGAGCGCCTTCATAATCGCGCTGAACGACTTTCCCTTGCGAACGCGACTCGAGAAGACGACCGTCTCGGCGGTCGACAAGATGCATCGTTCCTGCGCGTAGGAGTTGGGGGCGAGCGAGACGCGCACGGCCGGAGCCGAGGCCCCGGCGTTACCCATCGTCATCGCCGCAACCAGCAGGAACCACACCGCGCCCGCCTCCCTGCTACTGCCCTGCCGCCCCTGGCTTCGGGAAGTTCTTCAGCTCGACTGAGAACACCGGCCGCGCTGCCTCGTCCAGCCTCATCGTCTGTTCGCTGCGCTTGGGCTGCCCGTACCGATCCATCCACTCGCCCGTCGCCTTGATCCGATCGGACCACCGCGCCCGCTTGTCGCGCGCGCATTCGGCGAAGATCTCCCTGGCTTCCGCCTCGCAGAACTCCCGGTCAATCTTTCTTGCGAGTGCTTGGTTGGCGGCTAGCCGCGAGTTTGCGCGATTGGCCGCGAGCTGCCGCTCGGACATCCGCTTGCGTTTGACGGGCGTCCCGTCCTTGCGTCGTGCGCGCTTCATCGTTCAGTTCTGGTGGGGCGGCCGCCCTTTGCTTCCCCGTCAACCCGACCGCCCCACCGGCCGCCCCCTCGATCAGTACAGGCGCTTCGGGTACCGAATGAAGCACCGCACGCCCGATAGCTTCGGAGTCGTTCCGCCCTGGTCGCCCTGCACGCGCAGTCGAATCAGCCCGGCGCCATAGCAGTTGATCGCGGTCGGGAGCGCATCGGCGTCAGCGAGCAGGACGCCCGAATATCGGACGTTGGACGTCCCCCCGAAGCCCTGGTCGACCACGGCGACATTGCCGGCCGCCGAGGTCGGCCCGGCCGGCCAGTTCTCCCAGATCGTGATCGGGATGCCCGCCGCCGTGTAGGTCGGCACGCCGCGCTGGACGACGTAGTAGATCGAATCGCCTGCAGCGTTCGACGTCTGGGCGGTGAAAGTCACGAACGCCTGGACGTAGGGAAGGATTCCGGACGCCGGATTCGCGGCCGGCCAGTCCCAGTCGGCCGTGTTGATGACCACGAAGTCGGAATCGCTCTCGTCCGTGACGAACGTCGTATCGAGGCCGGTCGTCCAGAACGGGTGAATCTCGTTCCACTCGATGGCGTGCGCCGGAGTGGAGATGGCGAGCGTGGCGCCCACCAGAACCGCGAGGAAAGCCGAGAAACCGAGAACACGCTTCATAACCGCCACCCCTCCCCGTCCCTGGCCGCCCCTGCGGCCCCAATAGCGCGACGCTCATGCGTCCGGTGCGCATGTAACAACGGGAAAGGGATTCGGCTCAAGAATCCTAATCGCGCAGCAAGGTCGGCGCGCGCGCTGGCAACTCAGGAGCCGGGGTTCGCACAACCGTGGGGTTCCAGTCCCGACTGAGCATCAACCCAATGACCAGCCGCTTATGTTCGAATATGGCGACGTCCTCAGCGTCGGCGCTGGCAAACGCGAGCGCTTCCTCGCGCGCCGCCCGCCGGGCCCGCCGCCGCTCCTGTTCGGCCAGCAGCCCGCCCTTGACGATGCGCTCGGCGACCATCTCGTCATGCTTCTTTCGCTGGCCGCGTCGGCACTCAAGACATCGCGTCGCGCCGCTCCCGCCCGCCATTAGCTCGGGCTTCATAAAGCGATCGCCGTG